GCTGCACTTCTTTCTCCCCACCTTCTGCCAAATTTCCTTGCAGCAAGTCCCATTTGGGGCTTGACTTTTTATTTGCAGGCTTTCAGGAGCATCATATACGGATAACCTGTGGAGAAAGTCTTGCGGCGGATGCAGGTACAGCGGTGGAAGCCCGCTGGAATCAGGTGTGCGGATGGCGCACGGGAAGGAAGTGCCGCGCGCAAAAAACAAGACTTGTTAAACCAAATACAATTCAGGCTTGCGCCTGACAAGGGTTTCATCAAAATAATCCTCTGGCAGATGGCAGAGGAAAATCATCGTCTCCTGCGGAATGGCAGAATCACGCAAAAGATGCTGCTTCGACAGCACACCATGCTCAATCAGCAGGGTGACAGCGTCGTGCAGCACTTCCGGCGGTTGAATGGTCATCACGTCGTCATATGGTTCAGCACGCCAATAGCGCTGCTTTGTCATCTGACGGTTGAGGTATTGCAATTGCGATTCAGTCAGCAGGTGGAGGTCTGCGCCGCGGTGTATCATAGCGGCTATTGACGCGCCCCACTTGCGCTTTGCCCGCTCCAACGCAAGCATGGATGAGCCGTGCAGGTCGCGTGAGAACGGATCTGCCGGAAGCAGAAATGCCGACGCGAAGCGGTCTGCCTGACTGTCCGCTTGGTCGATTACAGCACGCTGGGACGCTTCCTTTTGCGGCACGTCGGAATGCAGGAGCAGATGCCCTAATTCGTGCAGGATGCTGAAACGAATCCGCACGGCACTCTTTTCTGCGGGCTGATAAAGAATGTAGGGTGTCCCGTTTTCCCAGCAAGACAGCGCGTCGATGCCTCGGAACTCACATTGCTGACTGCCTGTAAACTCCGCAACGATGATACCGTGGTTCTCCAACAACCCAATCAGGTCGCCAATCGGGTCATCGTCCATGCCCCATTGGCTGCGGACATCCATTGCGATTTCTTCCACTTCGTCCAGCGAAAGGTCGCGATAGTCGCGGTCAGAGACCGGCAGCTCCTGCGGAATAAAGCTGATGTAGGTTTCCAGCTGCTGCTTGACTTCGTCCGCCCATTTCAGCTGATAGCGACATGCTTTTTTGACCTTCTGCGATACGCCCAAATTGGAGCGGAAAAAGAGCGCGCCGCCCTCCGAAGTCGCCGCCAATTCAGGCTTATAGAAGAACGCTATCGGGAAGTTCAGCACAGCTGCGATACGTTCCAGGGTCGAATCAGACGGCGGCGTGATTCCTTTCTCGAACTTGGAGATAGCTTGGCGTGTCACGCCGATTTCTGCGGATAATTCCTCCATCGACAGGGCGCGCGCTTCTCTCGCTTCCGTAATCCTCGCCGGAATGACAGCGACGGGCATGATTAGTCCTCCTTTTTTGCGCGCAAATACTCGTTGCGCAATGCGACTGTTTTGCGCACAATTTCTTTCGGTTTGGGGGTCAGTTCTTTCAGCAGTGGCAATTCGATTTCGTCCGCAATGCCATTATAGCCCGCTTCGGGCAGCAGAATCGTCGCGAACGGCTGCTCTTCGCCGCCGAAAATCAGGAATGCGAATAGCTTCTGTGTGTCCAGCATCGGGGCGCGGTCACCAAACATTTGCAGCTGACGCCGGAAAGGCGAATTTCGCTCGGAAAGGTCAACCTTATATTTCGCCCGCGGCGGAAGCTCATGTCGATTTCTGCGGAAAGCGATGTGAAGCAGCACGTCGTTATTCTCCAACTGCGGGATGACTTGCCCGCCTGCGAAGTGCCGTTCCGAAAAGGCGAATGGACACTGCGGCGAAGCAGCGCCAAGGGCAACCTGCATCTGCATCAGCTTCGTGCGGATGCGTGTGCCTTCCGGCCGCATATACAGGTGGCTGAACGGCGAATCCGCGTTCTGGGTCAGCAGCGCATAAGCGTCCGTACCAATCTGCACCGTGTCGGCAAGGAATTTCAGCTGCGGCGGGGTAAAAAGCGAATCAAAGCGAATGTCCAAACAAAACACCTCCGGTTGACATTTCTTCGCGCAACCATTTTACATGATTTCAGCGAATTTGTCAACCGGAATACTGACGTATCGAAAAAATTATTTTTCCCTCACGCATAGCCGCGCAGGGGGCTTATTTTATTTCTTCTGATGATTTTTCGGGTGACTTTCCAGCAGTTCCAGCGCCACCTGCTGATAGACGGGGTCGGCGGCGGCGTAGGCGGACACATAGCGTTCAATCGTGGAAGAACCAGAAGAAGGCGGAGAGGCTTCGTCTGTCCAACCCATCAGGTACTCTGGCGTGGTGTGGAGGGCATCGGAAAGCGGCTGGAGAATGCTCACGGGCATATTCTCTATGTCGTCGCTTTCATATCGGTATACTGTTGCACGGTTTTTCCCGATGCGCCGTCCAAGCTCATCTGCGGACAATCCGGATTGTAAGCGGAGCGCTTTGATTCGTTCGCTCGTTTTGCTCACATGCTCACCTCCTGTTTGGCAAGTATAGCACAAACGTCGCAAATATGCAATGAAAATTGCACGATAACAGAAAATTTCGCGAATGTGCGATTTTCCTATTGACAACTTTGTCGGGGTGCGTTATACTTTTAGATGATAAGTCGCAAAAATGCGACAAGTTAGGAGGAAACACGATGGATGTTCGTAAGCTGAAGGCTGCAATGGTAGCTCGCGGCGTTGGCGTTGATGAGCTGGCGCGCGAAACCGGGCTGTCTCGTGCACTTGTATATCGCCGCTTGGCGAAGCCGGATGACTTTTCTATCGGTGAAGTGCGCCGCGTATCAGAAGCACTGGCACTTTCGGCGGCAGAGGCAGCGGAGATTTTTTTTAGCGCGAGTGTCGCATAAACGCGATTGTAGGAGGTGTCCCCATGCCAGCCCGAAAGCAGCCAACCAACCTCAAACTTTCCTCGGAAGTCGGCATCCGCAGCCTGAAAGACCTTACGAAGGACGAGCTCATCTACTGCATCAACAACGCCTGCACCGACGAGTACAGGCTGAACTGGGCGCTGATTAGCGTCGCAGACAAGCGGCAGGAGGCGAAGTGGCGCAAAGAAGACGAAGCGATGGCGCAGCACAGCAAGCTGTCAAAGGAGCTTATGGCGCTCGTCTCGCCGTATGAAGGCATGCCGCTTTCCAAGGTTCCGCACGACGTGGTGCTGAAAGCGGATGCCCTTGCCCGGCGGATGCAGCGGCTGGAAAAAAGTTTTTTCCCGAAATAAGGAGGTGTCCCCATGTCCCGCGACCTGAAACCCACCGAACGGCTTGTGCAAATCGGGCAGACGGCGCTTCGTGCGCCGGACGGCTCTTTCCTGCCCGCGCAACCGCTCTACATCATCGTCGAAGCCGCGCCGGACGAGCCGCAAGACAAGCTGTTCAGCGCAGGCGAAGAAGAGCTTCTGACCGACGTATCTGGCATCTTCGCCAAGAAGTTTGCGCAGTACGTTCAGGGGCAGCAGTGATTGGCAGTTTACACTCCCTTAGTGGGAACTACAAAAAAGGAGGTTTCCCCCATGACCATTGGCGAGAAGATGACCATCACGACGTGGCGTGCACGTCAGCTGGCGTACCTGGAAGAGATGTACTCCCCGCGCGAGCACATGGGCAAGCTGATGAGCCACCTCGGCGCGCGGCAGGTCTACATCCAGATGTACAACACCATGCGCACCGCGCTGAAGAGCCTGCCGGAACAGCCGAACACCTACGTCGCGATGGCGGTCTACCGCAAACTGCGCGAGGACATGGGTACGCTGGACGACATCCTCGACCAGCTCGAAGATACGGGGTTGTATGACCCGGACGAGTACGACACGGACGAAGTGGAGGGCAATGCGTGATGGAACAGAATCAGCAGAACGAAAAATTCCACGTCGTCGTGACGAATGCCGCGACGGGCGAAGCCGTAGCGGACTGGACGGAAAGCACGGTGGTCGTCATTGCGAGCGACATCATGGATGTGGCAGAAGGGGGCAAAGCGTCGAGCCATGTGTTTATCTGCGGCAAGCCCATTGGTATTGCACAGTTGATGGCAGACGATGACGACCTTCGCATGTACGCGCGGCTGGCACTCATGATACGCGAGTTTCGCGCGAAGCAAGAGGAGGAAGCGCAGTGAGCTTGAACCCCATCGGCTACGTCGTCCAGCTCCCTATTCCGGACGGCGTGACCCTGTATCTTGCCCGCTTCACCCGTGGCGGCGTGGAACTCACTGCCGACCTCGACCGCGCCATGCTTTTCGACACCGAAGGACGCGCGAAGGATTTCGCCTTTCACGCGAGCTTCATCCTCTCCCTCGACGGGCGCACCTTCGAGGTGGAAAAGTGCTTCGAGCAAGTGACGCTGAACGGCGACGCGGATTTGCTGGACGACGAGTAAAACGACAGAAGGAGGCTTCCCCATGAGTTTTGAACTGGCACTATTGGCGGCGTTCGGCACGGTGATTGGCATCCCGGCGGCGTTCTACGGTCTCGGCGAACTGCTGACGTGGCTGGACTGCCGCAGCGTCCCGCGCCGGAAGAGCAGGGAGATTCGCGCTGCAATTTCGCAGCGGAAATCCGCTGTCACCCCCGGCATGGTCGCCATGATGTGCCGCGCGGGGGAAGCCTCCTCCGAGATGAAAAGGAGGAATTTCTAATGGGCTTCGCGGAACACCCGTATTGCGTCGTGCTCCAAAAGCATGCCCCCGATTCCACCGACGCGGAGCAGCAGAGCGCCTATGCGGACGAAGTGCTGGTTCTCGCGCTGACCGGCACGAAGGACAAGACCATTCGCGGCAGGTTGATGATTTACGGCGACACGCAGCGGATTGCCCGCGCGCTGCTGGCGACGGACTTCCGGAACGCGATTCTCGACGTGCTGACGGCGGATTACAAGCCCAAGCGCAGCCTGTTTGACCGCCTGTTCCGCCGGAAGGAGAAAGAACAATGACCGACAAGGGTACTTTCTACCGCAAGCGCGCGGAAGTGCTGGAAAAGCAGCTGGAGTGCGAGCAGGAGTGGGAAACGTACTTTCCCGGCATCACCAACCGGGAATACGCCACCTATGCGGATGCGTGCGCGTGCGGGATGGCGCGGCGGCTGGACGAAATCGAGGCGGCGGCGCTCGTTGCGTCGTGGTGCGGTTTCCAAGAGGAGCGCATCACCATCGTGACGACGGAGAAACCGCTGGAACGCAACCGGCACGGGAAAATCCGCTGTCGGGATGGCATCGCCAGCTATGACCGCCGCCCGGTGCTGGTGATGTCGTTCGCTGTGCGCACCCCGGACGGCGCACAGCCCCATGAAGGCACGATGCAATACATCCGCTTTGAGGTGCTGGGGCGGCTCTATGAGCTGGTGGACAGCGACCTGCGCGTGCTGTAACGGAGGTGGAGGATATGTCCGACGGCGTTCTGATTACCCTGATTATCTGCGCGACGGTGCTTGCGCTGGCGCTGATTCCGAAAAAGTAGTCTGTGCAGCATCCTTCTTGCCGCCGCGTTCTGCTTCTTCTTCCGCATCGGCTTCGGCTGTCAGCTCGTCTATCAGCTCCTGCACAGTGTGATAGACGCGCGTCTTGATTTCCCCTGTGGCAATCGCTCTCGCTTCCGCGACGGCTTCCAACAATTCTTTGTCATCGTACATAAAATTCACCACCTTTCGGCACTATTGTAGCATATTCGCAGCACATTTCGCAAGGAGGTTTCCCCATGAACGTATTCTTCGGCATCGGCCGCCTGACCGCTGATCCCATCATCGGCGTGACCAGCGGCAGCGGCACGTCCGTCGCCCGGTACACCATCGCCATCCCGCGCTGCCGGTCGGGCGAACAGAAAATCGCCGACTTCGTGCGCTGCAAGGCGTTCGGCAAGAGCGCCGATTTCGCCGGCAAGTACCTGCGCAAGGGCCAGCGCGTCGCCGTGCGCGGTTCGCTGGAAGTGAGCAAGTACGAGAAGGACGGTGTGCCGCAGACGATGGTGGAGGTCATCGTCAGCCAGCAGGAGTTCTGCGACGCACCCCGCAAGAAGCAGGAAGAACCGGACGACGACCGCGATTTCCCGGAATCGCTGGAGGAGGTGACAGGCGTTGAAGTACCCTTCTAAGGCAAAAGAAGCCATCCGCGCGACGGAAATGCCGCCCGTGACGCTCGCCGAGGCGCTATCGCTCCAAGACACGCAGCGCAAGTACGGCAACGAGAAAGTCGTCATCAATGGCATGACGTTCGATAGTCAAGCGGAATACCGCCGCTGGCGTGAACTCTGCCTGATGGCGCAGGCGGGCGAAATCGGCGATTTGCAGCGCCTAGTGCGGTATGAGCTTGTCCCCGCTCAGCGGGACGAGGACGGGAATGTCCTTGAACGCGCTTGCTTCTATGTCGCCGATTTCGTCTATACCGACGCGGACGGGCGCACCGTCGTGGAGGACGTGAAGGGCTTCCGCACGAAGGAGTACCTCATCCGCCGCAAGCTGATGCTGTTCCGCTACGGCATCCGCATTCAGGAAGTGGAGGCGTAAACGATGCTGACGACCATTGACCGCTCCAAGCTGGCGCTCTGCCCGCTGTGCAGTATGCCCGCCATCATGGAGAACCCGTATGTGCGCGAGGATGCGCTGTGGATTCGGTGCAAGAGTTGTGGATTTCACGCCTGCGTCTTCAAGGACGAGGCGACCGCGCGGAAGCGGGAGGGGACGGAAAATGAGCAGCCGGAACGAGCGCCCCAAGCAGGTTGACCGGATTCTGGACTACATGCGCCGCTACGGGTCAATCACCACGCTGGACGCGATGCTTGACCTCGGCATTCTGCGCCTTGCAAGCCGCATCAGCGAGCTGAAGAAGGCGGGTGTCCCCATCCGGCGAGACTGGGCGAAGGTCACAAACCGCCACGGGGAAACGTGCAACGTACTGCGCTACAGCCTCGATGGCAGCCTTGCCGTCATTCCCGATAAGCCCGGCGGCGAAGAATAAGGGGGCAGCACCATGCCGATTGTCAACTATGTGCGGGAACACATGCGGTTCATCGAATATGCGTCTGATGAAGGACTTTCGTCCGGAGAACGCCTTGTGTGGTATGCGCTGATGCACATCATCAACGGACGCGCACAAGGGAGCATCTGGCCGGAGGGGTTCATCCGCATTGCGAATGACCGGCTTCTCGCGCTCTGCCCCATGCAGCTGGGCGCCGTCATCATGGCGCGGAACAGCTTAAAGCAGCGCGGCTTAATTGACTTCATCCCCGGCAGCAGGAACAAACGCGCCCCCGCCTACAAAATCAATTTCTTCTCCCCTGAATTTCCGCCCGATTCCCCCGGCAAAGCGGGAAAAATGCAAAGTTACTGCGAAAATCGGAGTAACTACAATAATAACATGGGGAGTAACTACGATAATAACATAGGGGGTAACAACGGTAACATAGTACCAAACTATACGGAAAGAGAATACCAAACAGGGAAAACGGGTTACCCAGAAGAAGAGAATGAGGAATACACCGAAGCGGAACGCGCGTGTACGGGCGGGCGCGCGCGCGATAAGCAAATTGCCGCCATCTGGCGGTCTGATTTCGGTGCGATTCCCGCCCCGGCGCAGGTGCAGCGGCTCTCCACCGCGGCGGATGTGCTGCAAATGCCGCTGACAGTGCTGCGTGAAGCCGTCCGGTGCGCCGCCGCGACGGGCGCGAAGTCCCCGATGGCGTATGTGCTGACACTCCTGCAAGACTGGCACTATGCGGGCGTTCGGACGGCGGATGATGTGGGCGAATATGCCTATCTGCGCGACGTGGTGGAGGGCAGGCAGCCCGGCAACCGCGAAAAAGCACAGCAGGCGCTGGCACAGATGCGCCTCCGCCATCAGCAGATGCCGGAGGGCAGCGAGGAAGGGGCGGACGGCTGATGCAAGCAAGCGACATGACAACGGAGCAGCTGATTCGCTACTTCCGGTGCATGGGCAGCGCGAACGCGGTCTGCCGCGAGCATCAGCGCTGCCAGGACTGCCCGTATTACGTTCCGCAGAGCTACAACGTGCGCTTCCGTGACGCGGCGATGGAAATTGCCAATCGGCTGGAAGCAGCACTGAACCGTGGAGGACAAGCAACATGAGCAACCAATCCCCCTGCACCGACCCGCTCTACCCCTGCACGGCGCTGACGCTGGCAGAAAAGAGTGCCGCGCTGGAGCAGCTGACGTGGCTCCGCAAGCATATGCTGGCGGTGAATTTCCACGAATACGAGGCGGTGGACGCGGCAATCCGCGCCCTGCGCAAGGCGACGACGGTGGATGACTGCCGGGTGCGCCGCATCCCTGTGTACGGCATGGGGCAAGCGAGGGACGCGGCGTATTCCCAGCGTGGCGACGACTATCTGCTCGAAGCCCAGCGCGTCGCGGGAGAGAATCCGCCGAATGCGTCAGATATGCCGGAGAACGCCCCGAAGAATCCGCCGGAGACGGTGGAGAATGCCGAAAATTCGCCGAAGGTGCCGCCGAAAAAGCGAAATGGCGGCTGGCGGTGCTGACAGGCGATTCAGGAGGGGCGGACGATGCGGGCAAAAGAGTATCTGTCGCAGGTGCGTTTTCTCGACGAGCGAATCACCTGCAAGCTGGCGGACGCGGCGCGATTGCAGGACATGGCGACGCGCATCACGCCCATCCTGCGGGAAGACGGCGTGTCTGGGGGCGGCGGCGCGCCGGATCGTCTGGCGGACGCGGTGGCGAGAATCATTGACCTGAAAGCCGAAATCAACCGGGATATTGACCGCCTGGTGGACAAGAAGCGCGACATCGCGGCGAAGCTGGGCAAATTGACCGACCGGCGGCATTACGCGGTGCTTTTCCGGCGGTATCTGCTGTTTGAGACGTTCGAGAAGATTTCCTGCGAGATGAACTACTCGTGGCGACACGTCTGCTCCCTGCACGGGCAGGCGCTGGAGGCGTTTCAAAAGGTACTGGACGCGGAAAAAGACGCTTGATGCGGCGTGGAGGTGAGAAAAATGGCGATAATCGGCGTGCTGTGTCTGCTGGCGGCGGTGGTCTGCGCGGCTTGCACGATGGTATTTCAATCCACGCTCCCCACACGGGGAGCGACTATGGGTATACGACATTGGCAACAGTGTGCGATATTTTTCAATCCACCCCCCACGCGGGGAGCGACCCGCGCTTACGCGTTTTCTTCCGTAGCCTTGCCGGAATCCGCGTGTTCTTCCAACTTGAGGGGAACTTTTCGCCCGGTGGAGGCTCACGGCACGAGCAAATCCACCGGGATTTCCAGCACGGCGGCAACAGTGCGCATCCGCTCCAGCGGCACGGACTGCTTGCCGTACTCCCACAGCTGCACGACGCGTTCAGCGCTTGCGCCGGTATAGCCGCACATTTCGCCAAGGGCGCGCTGGGTCAGACCGCGCTCCTTGCGCTTGCTCTTGATGAGGGCGGGGATGCTTTCGACAGGGGGATTCGACGGGGTATAGCACATGATGATGCTCCTTTCACTTTTTGCGCAGATCGTTCGTCAGCAGCACAGCCAGATAGACCAGAACACCGAGTTCGGCAATGTCTAACAGCAATTGTACAAAATCCATGTTGCACGGATGAGCAAGATGTGGTAGAATAGAAGCGAGGGCAGCAGGGTGTTTTGCGCACCCTGCCGCGCCCGGCTGATTAGTCCTTCAGGAGTTCCAGTGCGATTTGAAGCACCTTCAGGGCAATCAGCAGAACCGTCGCTGCAAGTTCCAGCTTGCGGCGATTTTTCTTTCGCTTCTTGCTCATCCCGTTCACCTCCTTTCCTCCTCTATTATATCACAATAAACTCATTGTGTCAATAAGTAAATCAAAGAAATTTTGCAATTTTTCATCACTTATTTTCAGAAGCTCGCGCCCTGCTTTCCGAGCCGCTCGCGGCATCACATCATAGAATATCATAGTATTTCATATTGCCCCCGTGCTATACTGCACATGGAAACCTCCAATCACCTCACCCGACGGACGCGCCAGTCTCCGCCGGGTCTTTTTATGCCTCAAATTCGCTGTACCACACCCGTGGAGATGAAATCCTCTGCGCGTGGAGGCACAGCATCGTTCGTTCCTCATTGCACAGAAAGGATGGTGGACTTGGCTGGACTGACCGAGAAACAACGCCGCTTCTGCGACGAGTACCTGATTGACCTGAACGCGACGCAAGCCGCCATCCGTGCCGGATATTCCCCGAAAACAGCGGCGGCGATTGCGGCAGAAAACCTCACAAAACCTAAGGTGACTGAAAACATCAAAAAGCGCATGGACGAAAAGGAAGATGCGCTGATTGCCAAGCAGGACGAAGTGCTGAAATACCTGACGGCGGTGATGCGCCGGGAGATGAAGGAGTCTGTCGTCGTGACGTGCATGGAGGAGAAGACGGAAGTCATCCCCGGCGAGGGCGGCAGCAAGCCCACCCGGCGCACGACGAAGAAGGAAGAACCGAAGGTCGTCGAGATTCCGGCGCGGCTGTGCGACGCGAACAAGGCGGCGGAGCTGCTGGGCAAGCGCTACGGGCTGTTCACGGACAGGGTGGATGTGTCGGGCAGCCTGCCGGTGATTTTGGCGGGAGAGGATGCGCTTGACGACTAATCAGCCGCGAATCTACCTGCCGGATGTCGTCGGGCGCGGCTACGGCGCGTTCTGGCGCTTCACGGGGCGCTACCGCGTGTGCAAAGGCAGCCGCGCAAGCAAGAAAAGCACCACGACGGCGCTGAATTTCATCTACCGCATGATGAAGTACCCCGGCGCAAACCTGCTGGTCATCCGCAAAACGTACCGCACCTTGCGCGACAGCTGCTTCACGCAGCTTCTCTGGGCAATTCACCGCTTGCAGGTGGATGCGTTCTGGAGCTGGAAGGAAAGCCCGCTGGAAATCACCTACAAGCCGACGGGGCAGAAAATCTACTTTCGCGGCATGGATGATCCATTGAAATTGACCTCCATCACCGCGCAGAGCGGCGTGCTGTGCTGGGTGTGGATTGAAGAAGCCTACGAAATCATGAACGAGAGCGACTTCAACACGCTGGATGAATCCATCCGCGGCGAATGCGCACCGCCGCTGTTCAAGCAAATCACGCTGACGTTCAACCCGTGGAATCAGAAGCACTGGCTGAAAGCGCGCTTTTTCGACGTAGAAGACCCGGACATCCTCGCCATCACAACGAACTACCAGTGCAACGAGTGGCTGGACAAGCAGGATTTACGCCTATTTGAGCGGATGAAGGCGACGAACCCGCGCCGCTACGCCGTGGCTGGCTTAGGGAACTGGGGCATTGTGGAGGGGCTCATTTACGAGCACTGGCGGGAATCCCCGTTCGACCCGGCGGAAATCAGCCGAACGGGCAAGCTGGAATCCGTGTTCGGGCTGGACTTCGGCTTCACCAACGACCCGACGGCGCTGTTCTGCGGATTGCTGGACATTCCGGCGCGCCGCCTGTACGTCTTTGACGAGCTGTACGAACGGGGGCTGACGAACGACATGATTGCCAAGCGCGTGACGGCGATGGGCTACGGCAAGGTGAACATCACCGCCGACGGCGCAGAGCCGAAATCCATTGCTGAGCTGCGCGGCATGGGCTTGCGCGTGCACAGCGCGGCGAAAGGCGCGGACAGCATCCGCAGCGGCATCCAGTGGGTTCAAAATCTCGAAATCATCATCCACCCGCGCTGCATAAACTTCCTGACCGAAATCAGCAATTACACCTGGGCGAAAGACAAGTTCGGCAAGATGCTCGATGGCCCCATTGACGACTTCAACCACCTGATGGACGCCATGCGGTACGCGCTGGAAAAATACATCATCAACAAGAAATGGACGTACTAACGAGAGGATGACACGAATGACAGACGGAGAAAGACTGACGGCGATTCTTGCGCAGTACGCCATCCCCTGCGAGAAGGTCAGCTTCCGCGGCAAGCTGGACGCGCTGGCGGCAGGGCTGGGCATCCAGACACAAGGGCGGCTGCTGGGCGACGTGCTGGATGACATTGCCGCCAAGATGGGCGTGGAGCGCGACAACCGGCTCTATGGTACGTTCATCCGCAAGCTATACGAGGACGTGACCAGCGGCGAGGACACGACGCTTTCCGGCAGTCCGCTGACGCTGACGGAGTGCATCGGTGGGAAGCCGTTTGGCACACTGCATGTGTACGGCAAAAGCACGCAGAACGGCGTGCCGCTCCCGACTGCGCCCGTGCCGATTGTCAGCGCGGGTGACGGCGGAACGGTGGTGGTCACGGTGTCGGACGGCGCGAACAATTCGCAGACGCTGACGCTGCAAACGCCGAATGCGCTGTGCGGCATCCCGGTTGCATCCAGCGGCAATTACACGGATGAGAACGGGCGGCAGTGGGTCTGCGACGAGGTGGATTTGGCGCGCGGCGTACGGGTGCAGCGTATCCGGAAAATCAAGGTAACATCGTCGCTCAATTGGCAGACGGCAGGGCGCGAGGTTGACCGCTACTTCGCTTGGTTCAACGGCACATACACGTCGAACGTGCTCTGCACACACTTTTCCACCGCTCTTGGCTCTGAAACGGTCGGCGGGGCGATTGCCAATCATAATAACCTTGTCGGCTTTGCATTCGCCGAAAAAGGCACGACGACCCTCGATGACTTTAAGCAGTTTTTGGACGAGAATGACGTTTTTATTTGGGCTGCGCTTGCTACACCGGTGGAAACCGACATTTCTGCGGACGAAGTCGCAGCCTACAAGGCGCTGACTACCTATGCCCCGACGACCGTCATCAGCGTGAGCGGCGGCGCGGGGCTGGCGGCAACCTACAGGCGCCGGAAAGCGGCAAAATGACAGCGTTCCGCCCGGTGCTTTTTTTGAACCCCAAATTCACCACCGAGGAGGCGTATCCCTATGTTATCCCCCGCGGAAATCCGCACATTCATCGACAGCGACAGCGCATCCACCCGCAAGCAGCTTGCGCGGCAGGGTCAGCGCTACTACGAGGGCGACCACGACATCCGCAATTACCGCCTGTTCTTCATCAACGCCGACGGCACGCCGCAGGAGGACAAGAACCGCTCGAACATCAAAATCAGCCACCCGTTCTTCACCGAACTGGTAGACCAAGAGGCGCAGTACATGCTGTCCGGGCAGGAAGCGTTCGTGCGGTCGGACATTCCGGAGCTTCAAAAGGCGCTGGAGGACTATTTCGACGAGGATTTCACCGCTGAACTCTACGAGGTCGTCACGGGCGCGGTGGCGAAGGGCTTCGAGTACATGTACGCCTACAAGGATGCGAACGGCCGCACGCGCTTTCAGGCAGCGGACAGCCTCGGCGTGGTGGAAGTCCGGGCGAAGGATACGGACGACGGCTGCGAGTACGTCATCTACTGGTACATCGACCGCATCGGCAAGGACAACAAAACCATCAAGCGCATTCAGGTGTGGGACAAAAAGCAGACGCACTTCTTCTGCCAGGTGAACGAGGGCGAGATTGTGCCGGACAATTCCGCACCGCTGAACCCGCGCCCGCACACCATCTGGCGCAAGCCCGGCGACGAAAGCACCTACTTTGACGGCTTCGGCTTCATCCCCTTCTTCCGCCTGGACAACGGGTCAAAGCAGTTTTCGGGGCTCAAAACCATCAAGGGGCTGATTGACGACTACGACCTCATGTCCTGCGGGCTATCCAACAACATTCAGGACGCGAACGAAGTCCTCTACGTCGTCAAGGGGTTCGAGGGCGACAACCTCGATGAGCTGATGACCAACATCCGGGCGAAAAAGCACATCGGCATCCCGGATTCCGGCGGCGACGTGGAGATTCGCACGATTGACATTCCCTATCAGGCGCGCCAGACGAAGCTGGAACTGGACGAGAAAAACATCTACCGCTTCGGCATGGGCTTCAACGCCGCGCAGGTCGGCGACGGCAACGTGACGAACGTGGTCATCAAGAGCCGCTATGCGCTGCTTGACCTCAAGTGCAACAAGCTGGAAATCCGCTTGAAGCAGTTCATGCGCAAGCTGCTGAAAATCGTCTTGGCGGAAATCAACGAATCCGGCGGCACGGACTACCAGATGCAGGACGTGTATTTCGACTTCCAGCGCGAGGTGATGGCGAATGCGCTGGACAACGCGCAGATTGAGCTGACGGAGGCGCAGAAGCAGCAGGCGCAGGTGAACACGCTGCTGGCGCTCACCGACGTGCTGGATGACGAAACGCTGCTGGAAAACATCTGCGACGTGCTGGAACTGGACTACAAGACGATTCGCGGGCGGACGAAATCAGACGACGGCGCGGCGGACGTGGTGCTGGCGGACGTTCCGGCGGAAGAGGATGACGCGGGGTGATGTGAATGCGCAAGAGCGAGAAGGAAGCCCTGCAAGCGATGCTGGATGATGAGCAGGAAACCATCAAGGCACTGGAAAAGGCATACCAGCGGGCGATTCGGCGCATCGACAACCACATTCGCATCCTCGAAAGCGACGAAATGACGCAATCGAAAATCTACCAGAAGCGTTATCAGGAGGCGATGAAAGCCCAAATCAACGCCGCGCTGGACGAACTGCACAAGAAAAGCAATCAGACCATCGAAGAATACCTGACGCGCAGCTACCAGCACGGCTACGTTGGCACAATGTACAGTCTGCACAAGCAGGGAATGCCGATTCTCGCCCCCTTTGACCAGCGTGCCGTCACCCGCGCCGTCCGCACGGACAGCAAGCTCAGTGGGCGGCTGTACGGTGAACTCGGCGTGGATATGCAGAAGCTGAAGAAGACCATCCGCCGGGAAATCTCCATCGGCATCTCCATCGGCAGCGATTACGGCATGATTGCACGGCAAGTGCAGATTTCTTCCGGCATTCCGCTCAAACGCGCGAAGACCATCGTCCGCACCGAAGGACACCGCATTCAGCAGCAATCCGCCGATGACGCACGCAACGCCGCCAAGGGTCAAGGCTGCCAAGTCGTCAAGCAGTGGGATGCAGTGCTGGACGGCAACACGCGCACGGATCACCGCATCCTTGACGGGCAGATTCGCGAAGTCGGCGAGCCGTTCGAGATAGACGGCAAGAAAGCGGAGTACCCCGGCGCATTCGGGCGCCCCGAAGAGGACTGCAACTGCCGCTGTGTCGCGCTGACAAGGGCGAAGTGGGTGCTGGACGCGGACGAGTTGCAGACCATGAAGGACAGGGCGAAGTTCTTCGGGCTGGACAAGGCGGAGGGGTTCAGGGAGTTTGAGGAGAAGTATCTGAAAGCGGAAAAGGTGTTGAATAAGCAGCGCAAAGGTGGTATAATTCAGATGGATTTGCAGTTCTTTGCAAATTCCGCCGAAAAAGATTTGCAGCGGCAAAAAACTTCTTCTATCCGAAAGTCATTGGAAACGTTTGACCAGCGGATTGTAGAGCATTGGCATAAGATTGAGCATCCCGAAGAGCATGTGCCAAATTGGGATGAAAGAGACCCGCGTGAGCAAGAAGGACTAAAAAAGCATTGGTATAAGGAAATCACTAATTTCCGTGAATCAAGGGCGCGCAGAATTGCAGAATTAAAGAGAAGAGGTGAATACGATGAATGAAAGTACATTGAAGTATATCCTTGCCCGCGTCATTGACAATGCCAATGAGACGATGAACGAGGCAAGGGAAAACCCCGATGATGCCTTCTACAAGGGGAAGCGCCTTGCGTATTACGAAGTGCTGGACACCATCAAGAACACGCTGCTGAATGAAGGAATCCCGCTGGATGATTTGGGGCTGAATGTGGAATTGGAGCGGAAATTCCTTTAATAGGGCGTGCGCTTTCGGAGAGGTGAAGTAGCGTGAAATATAAGGAATATGACATTCCGAACACCGAAGAAATTGAAAAATTTCGGAAAATGACGCGAGAAGAACGCGATGCACTTCTTAAAAAGCTGCTGGAAGAGGACAGAAAACAAGCCAGCGAAGGAGAAAAACGGTAGAAAGCACCCTGCCCCCCTGCAAGGTGCTTTTTTGATACGTTGAAAGGAGTGCATAAACGTGACCATGACCAGAGAAGAACGAATCCAGCAAATCAGGGACTGCGGGCAGACCATCTTCGAGAAGGCAGAAAGCATCTACGGGGATTATGCCTGCCCGACGAACTTGCAGGTGGTCATTACCATGAAAGCGAATGAGCTGCCGAACATCACCGTGAATCGGGAGTTTTTCAGCGACATCATGATGGAACGCAATGGTGGGCATATCCAGTAACCGGCTTTGAATCATCTTTGAACCTTGTTTGAAACTAAAAATTGCAAGTTGCAAAGAGAAATTGCAACTTACCATCAACTTGCAATCAACTTAATCCGCGAAAAGCAGCCGCACACCTCGTGCAGGCTGTTTTTTCATACAATAATTCCGAAAAGGAGTGGTATCATGGACATCTCTACCATGGGAACGGTGCTGGCGATTGTCGTCATCACCTACCTGATTGGCCTGCTCTGCAAGTCGCTGGGCAGCATCCGCGATGAGCTGATTCCGGTCATCGTGGGCGCGGCGGGCGGCGTGCTGGGCATCGTGGGCATGTACGTCATCCCGGATTTCCCGGCGAAGGACGTGCTGAATGCGCTCGCGGTCGGCATCGTGTCGGGGCTCGCCTCGACGGGCGTGAATCAGGTGTATAAACAGCTCGTCAAAGCGGAAATTGACCCCGGTGGTGATTGACGATGGCTTCAAAAACGGTCAGCGCGGCGGAGGTGGTTGCCCTCTTCCGCCGTGCACTGGCGGAAAAATGGGGTTACATCTGGGGCGGCACGGGGCAGGTTCACACGCAGCGTGCGCAGGACAGCGCCACCCGCGCGCAGACGATACGCTATGGGCAGCAGTGGGTCGGGCGGCGCGTTGCGGACTGCTCCGGGCTGTTTTGGTGGGCGTATAAGCAGCTGGGCGGGTATATGTACCACGGCAGCAACACCATGTGGCGCAAGTACGCCGCCGCCAAGGGGGCATTGCAGGGCGGCAAGCGCACCGACGGTCAGCCGCTCAAGCCCGGCACGGCGGTGTTCCTCACCAAGGGCAGCGACCGTCACCACGTCGGGCTGTACGTCGGCGATGGTAAGGTCATCGAGGCAAAAGGCACGGCTTATGGTGTGGTCGAGAGCAAAATCACCCGCTGGAACGAGTGGGCGGAGCTGACCGGCACGTCTTACGCTGCTGATACGCCTGATTCGCCCGCTGACACGCCTGCCGCGCCCAACACGACCGAGAACCCGGCGGATGCGCAGGGCGGCGCAAGCCCCCTTCTCGTCCTCAGGAACGGCAGCAGAGGAACGCAAGTCAAAGTTCTGCAATACCTGCTGATTGACGCGGGATTCGACTGCGGCAAGGTGGACGGCATCGTCGGCAAGAACACCACCGCCGCCGTCAAGGCATTCCAGACCGCGCACAGTTTGACCGCGGACGGCATCGTCGGCGCGAAGACGTGGGCGGCACTGCTCCAATAACGGCAATCAGGCGCACCTGACGCAAGAGCGGGTGCGCCTTTGCAATTCTGGTATACAACATCATTCTCTCGCCGGAGGCGGCGTAAAACACCGACTGCCCACGGGATGCGACCCCGTAAATAAGCGTAGGGCGGTGGAAGGAGAAACACATGACGCTTGCAGAGATTCTCAAACAGAACGGCGTTGCGGAGGACACCATTCGCACCATCCAGAACGACATGAAAACCGCCAAGCTCTTCACCACCGGCGAGGAGAACGCGGATATTCGCCTCGGAAAGCTCAAAGGAGAACACGAAAGCGTTCGCCAGCAGCTCGAAGCGGCGCAGCAGAAGATTGCCGCCCTCGAAGCCGACAAGGCAGAACACAGCGTCAGCCAAGAGAAGATGGACGAGATGCACAGGCAGCTTGAAGCGGCGCAGGCGGCCCTGCAAAAGAGCCGCATGGATGCTGCTATCCACATTGCCCTCATGCGCGGTGGCGCAAGCGACATCGACTACATGACGTGGGTACTCCAGCAGAAAGGGGATGCCCTGACGCTGGACGACAAGGGGAACATCGACGGATGGGAGAACACCCTTGCCAGTTTGAAGAAAAAGTACCCGAACCAGTTTGAAGCCAGCGGCAAGAAGAACATCATCGAGAACCGTCTGCCGGATCAGGAGGGACACGCGCCGCTCAGCCGGAGCGAGATTCTCAAGAAACCATACGCAGAGCGGCAGAAGATTTTCGAGGAGAACCCCGAAGCCTTCCGCGCGGCGATGGCGGCGGAGAAATGACACCATTTTGTTGACATCAACAAAATGGCACAGACCATTTTCGTGAGGTCACGAAAATGATAATGAGGAGGAAAAAAATAAATGGCAGTTACCAAGCTGAACAACCTGATTAACCCCGAAGTAATGGGCGCGATGATTGGCGCGAAGATTGACGCGCAGCTGAAGCTGACCCCCTATGCGAAGGTGGACACGACGCTGGTGGGCGTTCCGGGCGACACCAAGACCGTGCCGAGCTGGAACTACATCGGCGACGCGGAGGACGTGGCGGAAGGCGCGGAAGTGGGGCTGACTACCCTGACGGCTTCCTCCACTACCTTCACGATTAAGAAGGCGATGAAGGCAGTCGGCATCACGCAGGAAGCCGTCAACAGCGGCCTTGGCAACCCGATTGCGCAGGCGGAAACCCAGCTTGCAAAGGCGATTGCGGGCAAGGTGGACAACGACGTTCTGGACGCGGTGTACACGGGCAAGAACGTCTACGCGGCTTCCACCCTCGCGGCGATTGCCTATGGCGGACTGGTGGACGCAATTGCCAAGTTCGAGGACGAAGAGGACGGCATCGACAAGGTGATTTTCATCCACCCGGCGCAGGAGGCGACGCTGCTCAAGGACAGCGACTTCCTTTCTGCCGACAAGTTCACGGCAGGCGTGGCGGTGAACGGCGCGATTGGCAAGATTGCGGGCGCGTGGGTGAAAAAGTCGAAGAAGGTGCGCCTTGTGACCCACGAGAAGAACGAATCCGGCGATGTGACCATCGACGCGGCGAACCTTGCCGAATATCAGGCGAAGGTTGACCCGTCGGTGGAGCTGGCGGCGGGCGACAAGGTGAAGGCGGTCGCGGCGGCGTCGCAGTATTACGTCTGCCCGATTATCAAACTCGAACCCGATTCCCCGGACACGGAGTACACCGAATCGGAGCTTCCTGCCGTGACCATCTTCCTGAAGAAGGACATTCAGGTGGACGCGGAGTGGCTGCCGAAGAAGCAGCAGACCGACGTGACGGCGGCGAAATACTACGGCGTTGCGCTGACCAACAGCGCGAAGGTCGTGCTGGCGAAATTCAAGAAATAATCCGCGCAAGAAGGGAGGTGAACGCCGTGCTGATGACGATGGATGAACTGCGGACGCATCTGGAAACGGATGCGGATGACGCACTGCTGGCGGCGAAACTGCGCGGCTTTGAGCTGCTGATTCGCGCGTACACGAACAACAACTTCCAGCTCCGCGCCTGCCGCTGGACGGGGGACATTGTCGGGCGCACTTTCCTTGGGGATGCGCTCGTCCCCTTCTCGACGGGCGACACGGTGGAAGTCAGCTTCTCCCTGCTCAATAATGGGCTGTACACGGTCGAAAGCGCGGATGACCTCGCCTTTACGGTCGCAGAGCGCGGCTTGAAGGACGAAATCGACGTAACCGCGACGCTCGTCCGCTATCCCGACGACGTGAAGATGGGCGTCATCAACCTGCTGAAATGGGAGATGGAGAACCGCGATAAGGTCGGCGTGGCATCGGAGACGATTTCCCGCCACGCTGTCACCTACTTCGACCTGACGGGCGAAAACGCCGTCATGGGCTTCCCGCGCGCGCTGATGGGCTTCCTCACGCCGTACATCAAGGCGCGCTTCGGGCAAGGGGTGGACAAGGTATGAAGGGCATCGGCGGCAACGTGACCGCGACGCTGCAAATCAGCGAAACGGAGACGAACGCCATCGGCGAACAGGTGCGCACATGGGCGGACTTGAAGACGCTGACCGGCTGGCTTGACCTGACCGGCGGCGACAGCAAGTATACCGTCTACAACGCCAAGGTGCAGGACAGCACACACGTCTTTGTGGCGGATTACACCAAGCTTCCGGCGGAGCTTGCGGCGGAGAACGGCCGCCTTGTCTGCCGGGGGAAGCGCTATGATGTGCTGCTGATTGACAATCCGATGGAGATGGGCAGCGGCTCACAGCTGGAAATCTACCTGAAATACACAGGAGGCGACAGCAATGCCGGTTGAATTTCGGGATTACAGCATGAAAGTCAGCGCGCAGATGAAGGACGCGGCAAAACGCTTCCTCATCGAGGCGGCGCACGAGGTGACCTGCCAGACCATCCGCACCACACCCACGAAGAAGACGCAGCTTCGCGGCTCATGGAGCAATTCGGTCGATGAAAGCGCCATGACCGCGCAGATTGGCAGCCCGCTGGAGGAATCATTCTGGAACGAGTTCGGCACGGGCAGCCACGCCATCCACGGCGACGGGCGCAAAGGCTGGTGGGTGTACATCGAGGGGCAGCCGCGGGGCGAGAAGAACTCGCGCGTGTACGACAGCCAGCAGGAGGCGGAGGAAGCCGTCCAGTACCTCAGGAGTCAGGGGCTTCCTGCCGTCGCCACCAATGGCGAGGACGCGCATCTGACACTCCAGAAGGCATTCGCGGCGAAACAGAACACCATCATCCGCATGGCGGAAACGATTCTTGGGGAGGAAATGAAATGACGCAGGAGGCGCTTTCCATCCTCCGCGCGGCGATGGCGGATATGCACTTGCCATACGCGCTGGGGCAGTACCGCGCAGCCCCGCTGCCGGAAACGTATTTCGTCGGGCAGTGGGTGGACGCGGAGGGCTTCACCGAGGATGGGCGCACGGACAGCACGATGACCCTGCTGGGCTACAGCCGCGCGGGTCTTGATGCCCTGCTGGCGGCATCAAAGGCGATTCAGGCGCGATTTCCGGCGTATGGCTGGACGTGCATCACGGATCGCGGGTCAGGGCTTGCAATTTCTTTCGCGGGTGCGTCGTTTTTGCCGGACATTGACGGCGCGGCACGGCGCATCAGCATCAATCTGAACATCAAAGAATGGAGTGTGGACGAAACATGAAGGAAGGCAGAAGCGGCGCAACGAGCGCCACGCCCAAGAGCATCGTATTCGGTGCAGGCACGATTCACAAGGGGCTGAAGTACGAGGGCGCGGCGTGGAATTTCACCGATTCGCTTGTCGGCGCAACGTCCGGCGGCTCGAAGGTGTCGATTAAGCCGGAAATCACGAAGGTCGAAGTGGACGGCGTGTATGTGAACACGAAGGAGCTTTCCATCAAGACCGGCGGCACGGCGACGATGGAAGTTAGCTTCATTGAGCTGACGGAGGACGTCTTGACGGCGGCGACGCTGGGCAAGAGCGCGGAGGCGACGACTGACACGCGCTTCAACCTCATCGAGGACAAGGCGGACATCGCCGTGGGCGACTACTGGGAGAACATCGCCTTTGTCGGCAAAACGCTGGATGGACGCAACATCATCGCGATTCTGGACAATGCGCTGTGCACGTCCGGCTTTGAAAACGACAACAAGAGCAAGCAAGGCACGGTCGGGACGTACACGTTCGAGTGCTATGCCGGTTTGGACGGCGACGGCGAGACGCTGCCGTGGCACATCTACTATCCGAACGACACCTACGCTGCGTAAGCGCAGACCGTCGAGGCGACGGCGTGAATCCGCGGCATAACAAACTACTAACATTAGTGGGGAAACCGAAGGAGTGCAGAGGGCGATCGCAGACTTCGTCTGTTTCCATTGCCCTCTGCCGCGCCCGCGGGCGCGTTCCCTGCGAACGACAACACACCGGGGAGAGAAGCCACGCGCTTTTCTCCCCTTTTCTATCAAAAGGAGGAATCACGATGGAAAATGAAGCCTTAACCATGCGCCGCCTGTGCGCGGACGACCTCTTCACGATGATGCGCATCCTGTCCAAAATCGGCGTGAACGACCTGCGCAGCGCCATGCCGACCAAGACCGCTGTCCAGCGGGTGCGCGAGGGCAGCGAGAGCGCGGAGAGCCTCGGCGTGACCGTCGCGCTGATGCTTGCGGACAAGCTGCTGGCGCGCCTGCCGGACTGCAAGGCGGAAATCTACACCCTGCTGGCGGATTTGAGCGGCAAAACGCCCGCCGAAATCGCCGCGCTGGACATGGGTGTGTTCGCTGAGGCGGTATTCACCCTGATGGTAAGCGAGGATTTCCGCGATTTTTTTACGCGGCTGATGAAGCGCTTGGGGCAGACGAAGTAAAGCTCTTCGACATGCTTTACCGCCGCTACAGCGACCCGATGGCGCTGCTGACCGGGATGCTGCGGCGCGGGAGACTGGCGGACTTCATCCAGCAGTGCGTGCGGATGTACAACGAAGAGACGGAAGAGAAGCTGCTGTGGGAAGTGTGGCTGCACAAATGCTTTGACAAGGGCTTCGGCGATTTTCTGAACGAATACCGTACCCTTGCGCCGGTGGATGCGCCGGACATCACGGCAGAGGACATCCGGCACAGCTGGAATCTGCTCAACGGCTTCACACCGCCGGGAGAAGGGAGGAAAACGACGTGAGCAGTATCTTTGAACTGTTCGGCTCTATCGTGCTGGATACGAGTGGGGCAGAAAAAGCGCTTGCCAAGGTCAGCAAAGCCGGACAGAAGGTCGGCAGTGTGCTTGGCAAGGGCTTCAAGCTGGCGGGACAAGCGGCGCTGCAAATGGGCAAAGTCATCGGCGCGGGCGTCACGGCAGGCACAGCCGCCATGGGCAAGCTCGTCAGCAGCGCCATGAGCGCCTACGCCAGCTATGAGCAGCTGGAAGGCGGCGTGAAGAAGCTCTTCGGCGACGACGCGCAGAACCTCGTGATGGAATACGCGCGCAACGCCTACCGCACAGCGGGTCTGTCCGCCAACGAGTACATGGACACGGTGACGAGCTTCTCTGCGAGCCTGATTTCGTCGCTTGGCAAGGACACCGTCGCCGCCGCCGCGTATGCCGATTTGGCGATTACCGACATGGCGGACAACGCGAATACCTTCGGCACGAGCATGGAGGATATTCAGAACGCGTATAAGGGGTTCAGCAAGCAGAACTACACGATGCTGGACAACTTGAAGCTCGGCTACGGCGGCACACAGAAGGAAATGGAGCGGCTTTTGGCGGATGCGTCAAAGCTCTCCGGCGTGAAGTACAAAATCGAGAATTTCTCGGACATCATCGAAGCCATCCACGTCATTCAGGACAATCAGGGCATTGCCGGGACGACCGCGGCAGAAGCTGAAAAGACCATCTCCGGCTCGGTCAACGCGGCAAAAGCGGCGTGGAAGAACCTGCTCTCCGGCTTGGCGGATGGCGAACAGGATATTGACCAGCTCGTGAGCAACCTGTCCGAAACCGTCCTGACGGCGGCGCAAAAGAACATCGTCCCGCGCTTGCAGACGATGGCGCCGCGCCTCGTGCAGGCGGTGCAGACGCTTGTCTCCACGCTGGGACCGCAATTGCCGGGCATCATCAACACCATCCTGCCGGGCATGGTGGAGGCGGCGACGACGCTCATTACCGGGCTGGCGGACGTGCTGCCGGACTTGCTGGGCAGCATCATCGACGTGCTGCCGAACGTCGTCAAGCAAATCGGCGGCGCGCTCAAGAAGCTGTTCCCGTCGCTGCTGAAGACGTTCAAGAGCCTCATCGGCAAGATTGACTTCAAGGGACTGGGAACGGCTATCGGCAGCGGTTTGCGGTCGATTGTGACGAATCTGCCGGACATTATGAAGGGCATCGGCAGCGCCATCAGCTGGGCGTGGGAACACGTTGGCTATCCGCTGATTGCGGGCATTTTCAAGGGCGTGTTCGGCGTTGACCTGCCGGACAGCTGGGATCAGCTTGTCGAAGACATCGGCGACTGGTGGGATGGCGTTGTCGAAGATGTTGGCGGCGCGCTGGAAATCACGTTCAAGGCAATTGGCGACGCGCTCACCTCGGCGAAAGAAGCCGTGGAGAAGTGGTGGGGAGACGTCAAGGCACTGTTCGGCAACTTGCTGACCATCGTGTTCGGGCTGGGCACTGGCGATGACCAAGAGGCAGCGAAAGAAGCCGTCACCAAATGGTGGGGAGAGATCAAGACAAAAATCGGGGGTGCGCTTTCGATTATGTGGCACTTGCTGAACCCGTTTAATATCGCAAAGCAAGTGAAGAACGCATGGGATAGGGCGACAAAGGGGCTGAACCTGACCGTCGGTTGGAAAACGGTTCAGCAGACCGTTGAAATCCTGACGAACCCGGAAACGAATCCACTTAACCCGGACAGCCACTACCAGCAAGTCATCAGTACGCCCGAAGGACGCGGCGCAATGCGTAACGCGGGTTGGGAGGTAATCAAGAGCTTTTTTACCCATGCCGACGGCGCAGTCTTCTCCAAACCCACCCTCTTTGACACGCACAGCGGCTATCACCTCGTCGGCGAGGCCGGAGCCGAAGCCGTCGCGCCCATCGGCGTGCTGCAAGGGTACGTCAAAAGCGCGGTGGGTGAGGTCGTGGGCGCAAGCATGGAGCGCAAGCTCGACCAGATGCTTGTTGCCCTGCAAAACGGCTTCAGCGGCATGAATCAGCAGCAGATTGTGCTGGATACGGGCGTGCTTGTCGGCGCAACGGCGGGCAAGATGGACAAGCGTCTGGGGCGGATGGCGCTGCGAAAGGGGCGGAACGCATGATTTACGGGGTAACGCTGGGCGGCAAGCACACCTACCGCGATTGGGGCTTGCTGCCGAAAACGCGCCCGACCATCGCGCCGCCGAAGGTGCGCACAAACTATGTGGATGTGCCGGGGCTGGACGGCGCGCTTGACCTGTCCGAAGCGCTGACCGGGCGCGTGGGCTATCAGACACGGGATTTCTCGGCGGAGTTCATCGTCATTGACGCGCGGAACCGCTGGGATGCGCTGTATTCCGAAATACTGGACACCCTGCACGGGCAGCGGGTGCAAATCATCCTCGATGAAGACCCCGGCTACGCCTACACCGGGCGCGTGACCATGAACGCGTTGGAGAGCGACCGCAAGACCGCCACCATCAGCCTGAAAGCCGTCTGCGACCCGTACAAGCTGGAAATCACGGGTTCGCTGGATGATTGGCTGTGGGACACCTTCAACTTTGAGACAGGCATCATCCGCGACTACAAGGCGCTGCCGGTGGATGGCACGCTGACGCTGACGATTCCCGGCACGCGCCGCCCGTGCATCCCGACCATCACGGCAAGCACGGCAATGACCGCCACATTCGGCGGCAAGGACTACGCGCTGACGGCGGGCGACAACCGCATCAGCAGCATTTGCATCACCGAGGGCGACAACGTGCTGACCTTTACCGGGAATGGCACGGTATCCATCGACTACCGAGGAGGGAGGCTGTAAATGTACACCATCTATGCGGATGACGCATTGCTGTATTCTCCGGGGGACGAGGAACTTTCCGTCCTGTCCCCTGTTCTGGAAACAAGCTGCAACGCCGCCGGAACGCTGACGTTTGTGCTGCTTCCCGCGCACCCGCTCTACGACAAGCTGCAAAAGCTCAAAACCCGCATCCGCGTGATGCAGGACGACGAAATCATCTGGCGCGGGCGCGTGCTGGAAACGGAAAGCGATTTCTACCGCCAGAAGACCGTCACCTGCGAGGGCGAACTCACCTACTTGGTGGACAGCGTCCTACATCCGTACAAATTGGCGGATTACGACGGCACGGCGGCGGGGCTGTTCCGCCTGTACCTGACGCGGCACAACGAGGCGGTCAGCGAGGCGCAGCAGTTTCAAATCGGCAATGTGGACATTGAGACGCTGTCCAGCGTAGAAAACACGGGCTACGGCAACACCTGGGACGAAATCAGCGACAACCTGATTGACATCCACGGCGGCTTCCTGCGCATCCGCCACGAAGACGGCGCACGCTATCTGGACTGGACGAAGGCGAGCGGCACATCGTGCGGGCAAGTCATCCGCTTCGGGGAAAATTTGCTGGACTTGTCCGAGTACGTCTCCGCGTCGGAGGTCGTGACATGCCTGATTCCCTGCGCCGGGCAGGGTGACAGCAAAATCACCATCGCCAGCGTCAACGACGGCAAGGACTACATCGAGGACGCCGCCGGAATTGCCCTCTACGGGCGCATCTGGGGCGTGACGGAGTTCGACGCGAAGGACGCAAGTACCCTGCTGGAAATGGCGAAGGAGAACCTGCAAAAGCGCCTGAAAGAGACAATCACCATCACCATCAGCGCGGTGGATTTGCACCTGCTGGATGTGAATGCGGAATCGTTCCGCGTCGGCGACAAGGTGCGCGTCGTCTCCCCGCCCCACGGCATCGATGCGGAATACACCTGCACGGCGATTTCCCTTGACCTCGTCAGCCCCGACCAGTCCGAGTACACGTTCGGCACGCCGGAGACGGGCATGGCAAGCACGACCACGGCGACGAGCAAAGCGGTGGAGGTTGTCGATTCGTCGGTGGAGTACCTGCGGCAGATTGTCAGCGACCAGAACACGCACCTGCTGCTGACCGACGGGCTGATTACCGCCTACACGCAGAAAACAAACGAGAACACCGACACACTCAACACCGTGCAGACGACGCTGGACGGCATGAACGGCACATTGTCCGCCTACGTCGAGACGGTAGACAAGCACACGCAGGACATCACGACCGTCCGCGCTGACCTCGACGGCATGAACGGCACGCTGACCGCCTATGCGGAGCGTCTGGGCGACGCGGAGAGCGAAATCACGCGCGTGCAGGTGACGCTGGACGGCATCAACGGGGAATTGACGTCGAAGGTCAGCAAGGGCGACCTGATTTCTACCATCAACCAGACGGCGGGAGAGGTCAAAATCAGCGCGAGCTGTATTAACCTTGAAGGGTATGTGACGACGAGCGAATTTGAAACCGTGAGCGGCTGGGCAGACAATTTTGAGGGCGACACCATCAACTGCGTCACACTCAGTGCGTTTAAGGTCAATTCAGATGACGGCGAATTTGGTGCTTTGTCTATCGGAGATGCGCACATCTCAGACTTGACGCTGACAGGAACGGCAACCATCGGCAGCCTGACCGTCTCCAAAGTGGCGGCAAGCTGGCAGAAGCAGACCGTCGTGACGGGCATCAGCGACGCCCTGCGCGTCTCCAAAACGTCGCAGACCATCACCTACGCCACGCCGGAGGGCGGCGAGAACACCATCAACGTGCTGACGAACGTGCAGGTTTTCGCGGGCGGGCATTACAGCACGAAGGAAATCAACTATCTTGGCGCGGGCGCGTCGGAATAAGGAGGGAGAAGCCTATGGAAACCATCGAAATCAGCAGGAAAACCGTGCAAGCCATCATTGACGCGCTCTCCACGGTGGAGGTACGCGGCGCAAGCAACCTGAACGCGCTTTTGGCGTGCATTCAGGCGCTGCAAAAGACGGTGAATCAGACGCAGGAGGAGGCGAAACAGGCGTGAGCGAAACCACGAGCGACTTTCAGGCGCTGCTGGACACCATCAAAACGGGCGTGTACGGCAGGGACATCAGAGGGGCGATTCATGACGCGCTGGAAGCTATGAACCAGCGCATCGGCGAGGTCAAACCGCAGACGGGTGGAAAGCAAAAGACGGTCTATTGCTGGGGCGACAGCCTGACCCAAGGCGTCGGCGGCAACGTCAACGGCTGGCATCTCATCAGCTATCCGCAAGTGCTTTCCGAACGGTGCAATGCTGTCAACCTCGGCATCTTGTCTGACAACGTGCCGACAATCATGGCGCGGATGGGTGCGGACGCAATCGTCCTTCCAGCGTGTACAATTCCGGGCAGTTCAAGTGAAAGCGTCGTTGTTGGGAACACAACAGACGGGATGACGCTCGAAAGCGGCAGAATCGGAAAATTGCTCAAATACGGCGACTGCGGAATCAACCCTTGCTATGTAAACGATGTGCCGTGCGTCCTTTTCCGTGATTATGCAAAGGACACATCTGATGGGCTGAGTATCCGGCTCAGGCGGCTCGACAATGGTCTGCCGGTGGTCGTATCCGCAGGAACGAAGCTCATTACCTATGGTGCGAAACATTACAAAGGAAACGGGCTGCACATCTTCTGGATGGGCGCAAACGGCGGCTACGGTTCGGATGCAGAAGGCAAAAATCTTGATTTCAGCGACTACGTTGCGCAATTGCAGAAATGCGTCGATTACGTTGCCCCGGCGGATTATCTGATTATCTATGCGAGGGAACGCAAAGGCTATGCTACTGACGAAGCGGCGGAAGTGCAGGAGCTGAAGGAAACGTTTAAGGGGCATCTGATTGACTTGCTCCCCCAGCTGAACGATAGAGGACTGCTATACGGTGAAACAAACGTCTGGGACGGGACACTGGTAAAAGGTGTTCCCAAGACGTTGGATAGCGGCGACGGCTGCCATTACAGCTTCTACGGTTACATGGCAATCGGCAAGATTGTCTGGGAGTATGTCGCGCCGCGTCTGCTGAACGCATCCGAGGAAAGCGGCGGGACGGATACTCCCCCGACCGTTGAAAGCGACAGCATTGGCGAACTGGCTTATAAGCTGAAAGCGCCAAAAGTCCTCACAAATGGAAGCAAAGCAATCAATACCGGCTTCAAGCCGTTTGCTGAAGGCGCGGACGCATGGACAATCGCAGTGAAATATGCCGACGGATTGACAGCCACTGACGCTTCGCAGTGGGGAACGCTGATGTTCTGTGAAGTGACAAGCAGCAAGACGCAACTGAAAGTCGCTACGCTTAATAGCAGCAAGCAGTTTCCGGAGTGCAATGTTATGTGTAACGCTGGCGGTTTCGGCATCAACATCGAACAGATGGGTCTGACCGTGTATGATAGCGGCTATCATACGTTTATCGTGACGAAAAACGGCGACGACTACACCTTCTACCTTGATAATAACAAGATTTACGACAATAAGCTGACCTATCCGCAGGCAGAAACGGGCGACAAATTGCTGTATGTCGGCGGTTGGGGAAGCGGCTGGGGCATGGTAAGCGGGACGATTATGGACATCAGAATTTACAACAAGTGCATTGACGCTAATACCGTCAGTGAACTGAATGACATTTTCGCCGCATCATAAAAACATGGAGGGACACGCATGAGCCTTGACACCATCGTCGTCGCCGTGATTTCCCTGCTGGGCACGCTGGCGGGCAGCTACTTCGCCAACAGCAAGACGATCGCGCTGCTGTCCTACCGCTTGGAGCAGCTGGAGCGCAAGGTGGAGAAGCACAACTCCGTCGTCGAGCGGACGTTCCAGTTGGAGAACAATGTGCAGACCGCATTCAGCCGGATTGACGAGATTCGGGAAGCGCTGCACGAGCATCAGGAGACATAAGAAAAGCCGGGATGGCGGTGGAGGGAGAAATCCTCTGCGGCTGTCCCGGCTCTTTTTCTGATGTGGTTTTAGCACGGGTGTTTCACATTTGTTTAGGAATTACAGCGTAATATTAAAATTGCGTTGTAATTTCCGTTTATGCTGGACAGTCACTCTGGATAATGCTATAATGCAGGTGGGATGATAAAGAAGGAGGCGAGTTGTCTATGCAGTTAAGCAACTATAAGCAATGTCTTGTTGGAACGGTTCAGCTGTATAATTCAAAGCTGAAAGAGCACATTGGGGAAATGTTTGCCAAGAACAAGATTTCTTGCGACGGTGTGCAGCAAGTTGACATGTTCGACGCGCGTCCGGCCGTTAATGTGACTGACTTGAAGTTAGAAGAGCAGATTGCAAGATGTTTAACTGAAAGTGAAAAAGCAATCTGCCTCTTTGAAGATTGGGAATACGAAAAAGATTATCGCTATTCAGCCGTTTTCACAGCGGATGACTTTGAAACGGTTAAACATGCGGTGGAAGGTATTCCAACGCTGGAAGCCGAGCAAAACGAAAGCGAACGAACTGTCGGCTATGACGCACCTGAACCGCTTCCGGTGCGCCGTGAGCTGGAAGAACAGGTTATGCTGAAGTTCTGCTTCGTTTTTTCAGCTGTTCACCCGCAGAGCGGAGAAGAGATGCTTTTGAAATACCCGGTGCTTGTGGTGCTTCATCAGAAACATCAGCTGATTGAAATGCGCTTTGATGTGTTAAAGCAGTATTTCCAGACACAGCAAGGATTTTATTCAAAACTTGTTCAGAAGATACGGGCGTATCTCAAAGAAAAATTGGCAGTAGAATTGGTGCCTCTTGAAATGAACTTCATGAAAGAGACTGCCAACGATGAGGTAAAACTGATAGCAGAATACATGAATATGGCTTCGGGCGGCCGCGCCGTCTTAGAAGTCGGCGATAACGAGGAGTGGGTTCTGCCGTTTATCGGGGAATTGAAATCGCTGATTCAGGAGTATCATGCAGACCTCGAAAAAGTGCCTGCATTGGAGGATGCTTTGAATCAGTTCGTCTATGAAAAAAGTGAAATGTCCGAATTCCCGTGGATTGAACTGTTATGGCCGAACGAAATCAAGACAAGATCCGTGCGGGCCAAATTCACTTTCAACTATGGCAACAACGGGTTTGGTCTAATCCAGCATTACTATAACGCTGTTCTAATTGGAAGGGAGAGGATGGATCGTGTCATTGAACACATTAGCGCCAATAGACCGCGTGATTGCTAATTATGTAGACGACAAGACCTTGTGTACTTCCATAGAAGATTTTTTTCTGCACTATAAGAAGGGACAATGGCTCTATCCGGCTGTGTTAGTCCAGAAATTTAGATGTCCGCTTGGCACCAGTTATCGGATTATGCACGACATGGAGAAAGAGGGCTTCTTGAAGTCTTATTATGAAATGGTGTGCCCTTGCTGCGGCTATTCAGCGCTGAAAGTGGAAGTCTTTAATCAAATTCCTGACTACATTATCTGCGAACGCTGTGAAACGGAATTTTCTGCGATAGAAAATAGCCGAATTATTTTTCAGGTGATTCACGATGTCAGATAACATGGATTTGTATACTGCTGTTCGTGTACTGGATAGTGTTGATGATTCCAAACTGCGCAACGAGAACGTTTGCCGAATGACAGAAGAACAAATAGCGGAGTATTCCAAGCAGCTTGATTGCGTAAAAGGGCTTAATGGCGGCAACGCAACTGCAAAGGAAAAAGGTGAAGCATTGGAAATGTTGGTTCGGATGCTTCTTAAATACTCCGGAAACTTGTTTGAAGTCAAACAAAACGTTCGGACAGGCACAAATGAAATTGACATTGTGTGCGAAGCGACATCTATGGGGAAATATCTACAAAGCCGAAACTTGATTCTCAATTATCCCTCGTTTTTGGGTGAATGCAAAAACTATGGCAAGAAGGTCGGCGTTACTTACGTCGGAAAGTTTGCCTGCTTAATGCAGACAACTGCATATCGTCTGGGCATCCTGTTCTCTTATCATGGCGTTACAGGGAAAGGATGGAATGATGCACAAGGGTTGATTCGCAAGTTCTATCTGAGCAGGGAAGATGTAGAAAAACGGTTTGTCCTCGTGGATTTTTCCATTCGCGAATTTGAGTTAATTACGCAAGATGTCACATTTCTTGACATTCTGAACAGCAAAATCGAAGCGCTGCGGCTTGATACGGACTTTTCGAGATTGCTAACCGCCCATCCCGCCGCAGCAAAAATTGAACACTGCCAATAGGCAAAAGAATCAGGCAGACATAGGAAAAAAGCCGGGATTGTGAAGGAGAAAGTTCCCCTTGCATTTTCATGAGCGGTGCGGCAATCCTGCTGGATTTGCTGCTGATGCTGCGTAAAAAAGACGGCATTCTGCGGGATGCAGCACTGCTGTTGAATGTGGTGCTGACGACGCTGTGCTTCTGCCGTGTGCTGACAGGGCGTGCGGATTTAATGGGCTATGTTTGGTTCTCTGACTTGGAGAAGGGTAACTCGACCGCTGTGAACAGCCTGACGCTGGCGGCGATTGCGCTGGGTGGCTTTTTGCTGGGCAGCGTGATGAATATTGTGCAAGGGTTTTGGCGGACGAGAGGGTAATGCTGGCGCAGACTTCGCCTGATTATCTTTTCTGATGAAATCTATTGGCTCTGCTGACTTTGGAAAAGAAGAAAGTCGGCAGAGCCAACATTTTGTTCGGAAATTTACATTGAGAATATTTCCAGACTCAACGGAGTTAGATGTTTGTGGTGCAAATTTTCATCAAATCACAAATGCACAGATACAAACATCACAAAACAAATCAGCACTTTTCAAATTTTATCGCCCCAAAACCGTTCAATGAGTTCATTATAGGTTAGCCGGAAACTTGGATATTGTCTGTGTTTCCTCGACACTGCACCACGATGCGTACCCACAATTGTACCCACAACGGAGTGGTATTCCATGTGATTTGTTAAGCTGCAAATGCTGATTTTGGTTTCAGAATGTTACCATATGGTACTGATTGGGACGCAATGGGAAGTGCGTTCTCCGCTTCGAATCCGCTATGCTCCACGAGCCGAAATCCTTGGAGATGCAAGGGTTTCGGCTTTCTTTTTGCCCATAAGTACCATCAAACGTACCATTGTTGCGTTTTAGACAGCTGTCGGGAGGGGAGAGCAGCCTTGCCTCTTGACAGCTGTTTTTTAATACTGGCAGATGAGCCGCTCCAGCTGGTCTGCGGCTTGCTGACGCATGTCGGCATTGCTATGACCGTACACGTCTAACGTGAAAGCGACGGTTGCGTGCCCCAATGCTTCGGAAAGCGTCTTGGGGTCAACATGGCTTTGCAGGGAAAGTGTGGCGTAAGTATGACGCACATCATGGAAGCGGACTCCTGGGCGTCCCATCTGTTTCACAATCGCCTTGAAATGGACGTACAGCGTCTTGAAGCGGACAAACATACCGTTCGAGCGGGTGAAAATCATATTGTACTCGTTGTGCCAGCTGCTTCCGGCGCGCAGATGCATCTCGTTCTGCTTGCGCTTGGCTTCGCGAAGAACATTCAGGGCGGTTACAGTCAGGGTGATGGTGCGCTCTTTGCCGTTCTTTAACGACGTGTACATCATTTTGCCTTTGCCGGGGCCGGATGCGATGCGCACGAACTGGCGATAAATCCGAAGCGTGTGATTCTCAAAGTCTACACAGTCCCAAGTAAGTCCAATCAGCTCACTCTCGCGCAGACCTGTGAAAAAGTCGAAACGCATCATCAGATAATACTCGTCATCCTTTGCCAGCGTCATAAAAGTGCCCATTTCTTCCTTGGTCAACGGGTGCATTTCAGTTTTGCGGATAGGTGGAAGTTCGCAGTTTTTGCTGACATTCTTCCGAATCAAGTCCATTTTCATGGCTTTATCCAGCATACCGTGCAGCATGCCATGAACGTTGCGGATGCTTTTGGGAGATAGTCCCTTCTCCTCCAGCAGGATGTACACGCGCTGAATCATCAGCGTTGTTAAATCCTTCAGTTTCACATGCCAATATAGGGGACGACATGAAGGCGAAAGTCACTTTCGTAGTTGTCCATTGTTGAGTGCTTGATTTTCCCGGCTTTGAATGTCTGCATCCACGCCCAACCCCATTGCTCGATTGTCAGGTCAGTTTCGGTGATGCTGTTGCCGCTGACAATTTCTGCGCGCTTGCTGGCGAGCTTGTCCTTGACGATTGCTTTGGTGCGGCCATATAGCGAGTGCTGCTTGCCGTCCACGTCATAGTAGCGTCCTTCCCATGTCCCATTGGGATGCTGGCGGATGTTATTTTTCATTTCAGTCATTGTACGCTCCTTTTCTGTTGAGGTCAATGAGCTGACAATGAAAATGGTCAGACTGAAGTTGTCAAGGTTCGGCACTTTGATTCTATCCAGTCTAACCATCCTTGTCAACACATTCGCTCGCAATTATTTAGGGCAATCCCGCACAAAGAAAGAACAGCCAAAAGGTCGGGAAAGAGGTATAATAAAGAGGTGAAGAAGCAATTGACGATGAGCCTGATCAGCGACGAGCTGGGGCAGGCATCAACGAAGAAGAAAGAGTTTCTGCCAATGTACACGACAGCAACATGGTTGCCGAGCTTCTGCAAGAAACAGAGGAGGATGTTTATGGTGACAGCGGGTATTTGGGTGCAGAAAAGAAGGATGATGCAATTCTTGTCAACTATGAAGGAAAGCCAATCCGGTATCAAATCAACAAGCGTCCGTCGCAGCTGAAGAAAGCAGGCGGCGAAAAGTTCGAGCTGCTCAAGGCAATCGAACATGCGAAATCCTCGGTGCGTTCCAAAGTGGAACATGTGTTTTGCGTGATAAAGAGAATCTTTCATTTCTGCAAGACACGATACCGAGGACGGGAAAAATTGCATCAGCATTGCTGCACGCTGTTTGCACTTGCGAATTTATACCTTGCTCGCAATCGAATGAAGGTTGTGTAACGAGGTTTATTTCTCGTGCAAACAGTGCGTTTGAATTGCGCTTTTTCTCGAAATTTTGGTCAGCGGGGATGACGTGGATGGTTTGGGCGCAATTATGAGGGACATCCTTTACTTTCGTCAAATCCTTTGGAATGGTTACATACGCCAATTTATCACCTCCAAAAGAAAAGAGGATGCCGTAGCACCCTCAAATAGCATTATGCAACTGTTATTCTGTATCCATGAAATTCATTCCAAGTATCAATTAGAGTTTGCCGATTTTCTTGTGCCCACTCCAACAGTTGCTTTTCTACCTTTCTCGGAATGTTTGACTCTATTGCAGTGAAATCGCTAATTCTATAGTTCCCGCTGCCTTGTCCTTTGATCGTGATATGAAAATGAGCCTCGTTGTGATGTGACTCTTTTTCTCTCACCTCAAACTTAATGTTGTTATTGATTTTTCCGACCGTAACAAGGTCTGTTTCAACAGGAGGTATCTTGCGAACTGTGACCTTGTAGGGCTTTTTAGTGCTGTCGCCCAATTCATCACTTAAATCAGTTATAGCAGATTTAAGCCTTAATAAGGTCATTTGCTCTTGGCTTATTTTCACCTTAACAATCCTTTTTCTCAAAAAATCACCTCCCATCATATTGTAGCACGAATATATGGATATTTCACTATTTAATGCGCTCCGAACAGGCTCTTAGAGAGGCTGCCGGTCTTGAACAGGGCGAAGCACAGCAGGACCGTGTAGCCCATGCAGGCCCATATCGCGCCTGAGATATTTCCGTCCGTGGCGATACTC